TGCGAGAAGGCGGAGGACACTTATCAAACGTCGGTTGGCGCACAGGGTGACGTCGGGATCAGCGAGGTCAATAACCCGCTCGGAAACATCACGATCACTTTGCAACAAACGTCACCGTCGGTCACATATTTGAACCGGCTGGCTTCGTCCAAACGGATCGTATCGGTTTGGGTGATTTCAAACAACACACCGCGGGAGAAGATCGGCGGCACGCAGGCGCGCGTTCTGCGACCGGCGCAAAGCACGTTCTCGAATTCGATCGAATCCAGGGCGTTTCAGCTTCAAGTCTTCGATTACACGCAAGAATAAGGGGCCAATTCTGGCCCCTATTTTCATTGGAGGGATAATTCATGAGCGAAGTCAAGAAACCGAAGCAGAAAACCGTTACGATTGGCGGGATTGAGTTCACGTTTCAATTTCCCGGGGTCCGGAAGGCCCTTCAAATGGCCGACGAAAGCAAGGACCGGTACGGGAACCTGCTGACCGAAAAGTATTATGGTCAAATCATGGAACATGTGATCGTGAATCCGCGCACAAATTGGGACTGGTGGGACGATCACCTGGACATCATGGAGGAAGTGTTCACGGAAGCCTTTCGCTTTCTTAACAATCCCCGATAGGCCGCCCAACTACTACGAAAACGAGGCGCGCAAGCGCTTTTTATATTGGCGTTTGGTATATGAAGGCGGCATTCCGCCGTCCGAAGTCGATCTGATGGATTGGGATGAAATCATGGAAGCCAGCGCTGCGCTTGACATGTTCCCGAAAGGAGGAGGATCCACGTGGCCGGTGGTGAAGCTTTGAGACGGCTATATGCTGAGGTCGGATGGAAAATCGACGATGCGCCGCTGAGGAAGCTTGACAAAATTTTGGATGATCTCAAAAAGTCCATGCTCGGTGGATCGGTTGAACGGTTCGAGGAAGAATTGGCTGAAGCTGGCGAGGAAGCGAAAGACCTCGGCAAAGAACTGAAGAAAACAGGGAACATCGCTTCTACTGCAATGGATGACGCTGCTGGAGGAGCGCGTAGACTGAAGCGCGAAACGAGAGATGCCGGCGACGAGGCGGATCGCAGCCGAAAGAAATTCCAGCGGTTTGGCGATGCCCTTGAACGCATCAGCCGCAGCATGACCAGCGGCATTTGGCGCATGGGATCGTCGCTCCTCCGGGCGCCGTTCTCCCTTCCTGGTATGTTACTAGGCGGCGCGGCGACATATGGTGCCGTCCGGTACGGCTTCATGAACCCCCTTAGGATGGCAAGCGAATTCGAACAGGCAGAAATCGCGTTCACCACGATGCTCGGAAGCGCAGAAAAGGCCCGCGAGTTCATCGAAGAGATGAACCGGTTCGCGGTTGAAACGCCTTTCGATGTTGCAGGCGTCCAGGACGCCGCCAAGCGTATGTTGGCGTTCGGTTTCCGGCAGGATCAAATCATCCCGTACCTCACAGCGATTGGGAACGCCGCGGCAGGTTTGGGCGGAGGAACGGATCTCATTGACCGAATAAGCCTTGCTATCGGCCAGATGCAGGCCAAGGCAAAGGTAAGCGCCGAGGAAATGCTCCAGCTCACCGAAGCCGGCATTCCTGCGTGGGAAATCCTGTCGAAAAAAATGGGCAAGTCTACGCAGGAAGTCATGAAGCTATCGGAAAAGGGATTGATCCCGGCCAGCGAGGCAATCGAAATGCTGATCGAGGGCATGAACGAGCGTTTCCCGGACATGTTGAAGAAGCAGGCGAACTCCCTCGACGGATTGAAAAATCAAATCGTCGAAACATTCAACTTGACCGCTGTGAAACGATGGGGCGACGGACTGGCGAGGGCGCTGAAGCCCAGGCTAGACTCCATCAACCGCTGGATTGAAAACAACGAAGATAAAATCCAGCGCTGGGGTGAAGCGCTCGAAAGGGCAGCGTTCGAAGGGTTTGACTATTTGCTCCAGCAGGGGGAACGCGTATTCAATTATATCCGGTTGAACTACCTCGAAAACGAGGAGTTTCAGTCGCTTCCGTTCAACAAAAAGATCGAATATGTGTTCTCGGACATCGAGAAAAAAATTACAGAATGGTATAACAGCGGAGGCAAAGAAAAGATTGAAGAAGCGGCGCAAAATTTTGTTAATTTTACCGCAGGCGTCCTGGAAGCGTCCGTTCCCCAAATGACGGAGATTGGATTGAAGCTCGGGAAATCTATTGGGTCTGGGCTTATTTCCGGTCTTCGTGAAGTAATGAAAGACCACCCAATTCTTAGTGGATTAGCCACAGCAGCGATTACACCAGGTCCGTTGCCCGTGAAGGCGGCAGCTGGAGTTGCGGTAACGGCACAAGGGTATACAGAACAAATAAAAGACAGTAAATTCGCTAATGATGTTCAAACGTTTAATAAAAATCTTCTCGAAAAACTTCCAACAGACAAAGTTCATGACTTTGTTGAAACGATCGCTACTTTTGGAATGAACAAAATCATCGATGGATCCAATCAGGACGGCCTCCCGTACGTGCCGAAAGACGATTATATCGCCCGACTGCACGAAGGCGAGAGAGTACTGACAAAGCAGGAAAACCGTGAGTATACGAAAGGCAGGGCAGCGCAATCCGTAACGCCCGCCATTTCGGCCACGATCAATGTCAATGTTTCGGGAACCGCGGCTGCCGGCGGATCGGCTGCGGTAAAAGCGGCGGCGAAGCAAGGAGCGCGTGAAGGTCTCGAAGAATTCTGGCGAAGCCTGCGGCGGAACAATCCGGCAATCCTGGAGGTGTGAGCCATGGCAATGCTCGGTGGATATGAAATCCACGTTATTTCGGAGACGCCCGACTATTCAGTGAACGTGACACAGTACCCGGTCGAAGACGACATTGACCTCACAGACCACGTCGAGCGACTGCCTTCCACCATGACGATCACCGGGAAAATTCTCGGCCCAGACGCGGCGAATATCCGTGAAAAGCTGAAAGAGGCGATGTTTAGGGGAGAGCGCCTTGACTATGTTGGCCGGAATGCTTTCCGCCGGGTACTGATCGCGAACATTCAGACCGAACATGACTATGAAGTGGCGAACGGGTATCGATTTACCATGACTCTTCAGCAAGTGCGAATTGTAAAGCCGTCCTACGCTCCTTTCCTGAATGACCCGATCCTGCTCAGCCAGGTCAAGCCAACGACAAGCGCCGGTCTGCAGCAGGTTGCAAACCGGCCGCCCGCGGGTACTGCGCAATATCACACGATGCGCCGCGGCGAGACGTTCTATTCGATCGCTCCGAAGTACGGCACGACGTGGCAGACATTGATTGCACTGAACCCTAGCGTTGATCCGAAACGGCTGCAGATCGGGCAGAAGGTGAGGGTAGTCTGATGCACATTCCAATTCAGAAAAACCAAACACCATACCGGTTCGAGATCGTGCTCGGCGCCGAACCGTTCGAGATCGAGGTCCGCTACAATGCGGACTTCGATTTTTTTACGGTCGATCTCTACAAAGATGGCAAGACATTGGTGTACGGAGAAAAACTCGTTTATGGTGTTCCACTCTTTGTCGACGTGTTCGACCAACGGTTCCCGGTGCTACAGCTTGTTCCGCGGGATGACGCCGGTTTGGAAACGCGCGTTAGCTATCAGAACCTGGGCGAAACCGTCTTTCTTCAGGTGGTGGAATAGATGGAACAATTCCGAAGGGTCGTGGAAGTCTCAGTAGCCGGAAAGACGTTCAGGTCGAAGGACCTCTACATTGAATTCGACGTTCCGTTCGACGATGACGCCAGCCCGAACGAAAGTGTGATTCGCATTTTCAACCTGACGCAGGACACCATTTCTCGCATCAAGAGGAACGACATTCTGACGATCAACGCCGGGTACGAGGGTGACGTCGGCCTGCTGCTCACAGGGCGCGTGGCCTACACGTCGACGCGGAAGGACGGGCCGGACAAGGTGACGTCCATCTATGTCCTGGACAGCACGGACCTGACGGGGGTCAAGATCGAGGAAAAGGCGTATTCCCCGGGCGTGACCGGAAGGACGATCCTGAACGACCTGATCCCGATGTTGAAGGTACCCGTAGGGGCTTTCAGGTTGCCGACCAACAAGGTATATGCGGAGGGGTACACGGTCAGCGGTTCCATCATCGATCATTGTGAGGAAGTGGCGCGCGACTGCGGTGCCGCCTTCTATATCAACCGCGGCAAATTGTATGTTCGCCCGCTGACCGACGGTGACGACGCACGGTTCGTACTCCGGAGCGACACCGGCCTCATCGGCAGTCCGGAATACTTCGAAGAAGATGACGGAGTGAAAGGATACCATATCGAGTGCCTGTTACAGCATCGAATCACGACGGCGTCAATCATCGATCTGCAATCGAAATTCGTCCGGGGGCGATTCCGGGTTCGGCGCGGGAGCCACGTATGCAACATGGACACGTTCACGACGACGGTGGAGGTGGTCGAAAGTGCCTGATGCGGAAGAGTTCCTGAAAACCTTCATCCGGCAGCATCTGCTGAACCTGCACACGGCCATGCCGGCACGGGTGGTCCGATACAATGAAACGAAATACCGGGCGGTTATCCAACCGCTTTTCATGACAAAGGAGGTCGGTCGGGCGCCTCGGGCGCTACCGGTGATTCAGAATGTGCCGGTGCTTTCACAGCAGTTCCGCGTGAACGGCGGCGAACCGCAGGAGTATACGCCGGTCTACCAGGAGGGTGACGTCGTTTTCGTTGCCTTTTCGGAGCGTGCGCTTGATGCGGTATTGGCCGGTGGCAGTCGGGTGGTGCTGCCGGACTCCACGCGTCATCACAGTTTGAACGACGCCGTAATCTTGGGGAGGCTGATGCTGTGAAGGATCTCAAACTGAAAGACGGCGATCTGGTCTTCGAAAAGGGAGACTTGGTCATGGTCGAAGGCGCCGAGGAACTGCGGCAGACCGTCTATATCGGCATGCAAACGAACCAGGGTGAATGGTTCCTGAACCCGGAAGTCGGCATTCGGCACGCCGCTTTCGTGGGAAAGAAGACAAACGACGAAGAAATGCGTGCCGAAATCATCCGTGGCGCCATGCAGGATGAGAGGATCGAGAGTGTGGAGGACATCACAATCGATCGTGACATGCGGGCACGAAAGGCGTTAGTGACGTTCCGAGCAGTGGCGACCAGTGGGGAATCCATCGAGGGGCAGGTGACGCTGAATGCTTGACGCGAAGGGTTTCAAGCGGCCGACATACGACGAAATATTTTCGGAAATGCAGGCCGAGGCAAAAGCGAAGTTCGGTGAGAACGTGAATACGTCCGAGCGGTCGTTCCTTGGTATTCTTTTGCGCATCGTGGCATGGTTCCTGTCGAAGGTGTGGCAGACGACCGAGAACACGTACTACAGCAGTTACGTGAACACGGCCGAGGGCGTGCAGCTTGATCGCCTCGGTCCTTATGTCGGCATTCAGCGAAAACTCGCAACATGGGCGACAGGGACGATCCAACTCACTGGGACTCCCGGGCATACGGAGCCGGCCGGATTCCGTGTGGAAACGTCGGCGGGCGTCGCGTTCGAGACGGTCGAGGATATCACGCTGGACGAGAACGGTGTCGGTACCGGCGAAATTCGGGCACTTGAAGCCGGAACGATCGGCAATGTGGCGGCGAACACAATCACCGTCATTTCGAACCCGAACGCGAATATCACGAGCGTGACGAACCCGGAGCCGACCTCCGGCGGACAGAACAAGGAGACGGACCAGGAATTCCGCGAGCGTTTCGTTCTCTCGACCGCCGGCGGCGGTGCGGCGACCATCGACAGCATCCGGAGCGCGCTCCTTCGGACGCCGGGCGTTCGGGCGGCGGTAGTCATTGAAAACAATACCATGACCACCGACGCATCCGGCCGGCCGCCGAAGTCGTTTGAAGCCTACGTGCTCGGCGGAGAACCGACGGACATCGCACAAACGATTTTGAACACAAAAGCCGCCGGAATCGAAGCATACGGTTCGGAAAGCGTTGTGGTCAACGACATTTCCGGGAATCCGCATACGATCCGCTTTTCCTACGCGGAGGAAGTGCCGGTGCATGTCCGGGTCACCGTTTGGAAAAACACCAGCTATCCGGTTGACGGCGACACCCAGATACGATCGTCGGTCGTCAGGTATATCGGCGGGGAGGACGGCGATGGGCAGTTGTACGTCGGCCTGAACATGGGTGATGACGTCATCCATTCTCGCATCATCGCCGCCGTGTACAAGGTGGCGGGCATTGAAGATGCGAAGGTCGAACTAAGCACGGACGGCTTAACATGGACTGAGGCGAACGTCTCAATCGACCCGCAGGAAGTGGCACAGACATCGCACAGCATCATCACGGTGGTGCATGCAGCATGATCACCGTCCAGGACATGCTTTGGCGGCTGACGGACGTGTTTCGAAAGGACCCGGAATCGAACGTCGGCAAACTGATGGCCATTTTTGCGGACCAGTTGCAGAAGCTGGAGCAAACCGTCCAGCGGGTGGAGCAGTGGCGTGACATCGATCAGGCCAAGGGCACCACGCTCGATCGAATCGGGGAAAACGTCGGTCAGCCGCGCGGTGTGGCAACCGATGAAATCTATCGAATACTCATCAAGTCCAAAATCGCTCGGAATCTCTCAAAAGGCGACATCAACACGATCATCACTGTGCTTTCAACTGCTCTGGATACGGATCCGTCAGAAATCAAAATTGTTGAGCTCTACAACGACCCATTCGAGCCGGAACCCGCGGCGATCAAGGTGATCCAGCTTCCGCTTCAAAAAATAAACGAAGCGGGAATGACTCCTCAACACTTTGCGCGAATCGTTCAGCGTACCGTCGCCGCAGGCGTAAGGGTGGGAATCATCGAGTTGACGGGAACATTTCAGTTTTCGAGTAAAGAACCAGACGTGATTCCGACATTTGACGACGAGAGTTTGATTGACGACGAACATTTGCTTGACGATGAACACAGGATTGATGAAAACGACAGTGTCGCAAATTTCCTGTCATATATGTTCGGAATTGACTACGAAATGATCGGATATATTGATTCTGAATTTGATCCCGAGGCGGGGTTTTCAGACGACGATCAAGAAACTGGCGGATATTTCGGATACACCTACAGCCCGGGAGAGGATACAGATTTACCAATATAAAGGGGTGATAGTATGTCGGAATTTCCAGTGAAGGATTTAGTGTCAGAAATTGATGGAAAACGAGTGATGCATGTTCAACTAACGGGGAGTAATATGGAATACTACGGCAAGTCCACAGACACGAAACCTACTGCAGGAGTGAAAATCGGATCGACCTTTTTGGAGATCGACACCAAACAGGTGTATATCTTTGATGGTACAAATTGGGTGGTGTTCTGAATGGACGTGATC